GAAGCTACAGGTTTTGAAGATGACGAACCCGGCATTACTGAAGAAATGTTTAACGACATTGTTGGGCAAATAAGAGAAGACAACCAAGTTGAAACACAAGAAATTATTGATGCTCTTGCTGCTCTTAGTGTTACTGACTTGCCTACTCTTTCTCAAATAGAAGAAGCTTTTCCAGAGCTTAACGATGTGTCTCTTACTCAGATTAAAGAGACTGTTTCTACTTTATTGTCTGATGCTGGTCTTTTGACTACAGAAGAATTTACTGACGCTATGGCAGGTGTACTAACTCCAGAACAGCTTGCTACTGCTTTGGCTAACTTGCCTTATGGAGACGCTGAAGACTTTATTGAGGCTGTTGCTAATGCCGGTTACTCTACTCCTGAAGATATTGCTACTGCTTTAAACAACGCAGATTTAATGAGCAACGAAGACTTCGGTACTTACATGGAGCAGTTTAGAGAAGACGTAGTAGGAGACGTAGGTACGTTATTAGAAGAGGCTATTGAAAACTTCCCATTCCCTGACACCTTTACTGATGCTCAAGTAGAACAACTTAGAGAAACAATTGTTATTCCTGAAGGTGCTACTATGGCTCAAGTTCAGGAAGCTTTAGACAGGCTTGCTGAACAAATGCCAGCAGAAGCGCCTACTTTGCAAGAAATGAGTACCTTGCTTAATACCGCTTTAGATAATTTAAATGTTGCTAGTCCTGAAGACGTTAGAGACGCTCTGGCTGAATTTAACTTTAGTGAAGCACAACTTACTCAAATTATCAACGCACTCCCTGAAGGTTTAAACAGGTCTGACTTGTCTACTGCTTTAGAGGACGTAGTCGTAGGAGAAGACTTAGAATCCGCAGTAGACACTATTACTGATGCTATTGGTGATTTAGACACAGCAAGTACAGAAGACATTAGAACATTATTAACTGAATATGGATTTACTGATGCGCAACTACAGCAGATAAGTCAAGCCGTAAATATACCTGAATCAGTTACTTTGGCAGAGCTTAGGCAAGAACTAGATGATCTTCCTGAGAACCTAACTGCACAAGAAGTTATTGACTTAATGTTGGAATCTGACGTTGCAACTAAGTCAGACTTTCAAACGATGTTGGATGAAGCTTTTGAAAACTTTGCTTTCCCTGATACATTTACTGACGCTCAAATTGAACAAATCAAGAACAACATTGTTTTCCCTGAAACTGCTTCTATGGACCAGATTCAGACTGCTCTAGATCGACTAGCGGAGCAGATACCTCAAGCAGGGCCGTCGTTAGACGAAATACAAAAGCTATTTACGGACACGCTTGGTGGTTTAGCCATCGCAAGCCCACAGGACGTAAGAGATGCGCTGTCTGAGTTTGAGTTTAGCGAACCGCAAATCAACCAGATAATTAACGCCTTACCTGAAAACATTAGCAATAGCGACTTAGCAACTGCTTTAGAAGGCGTTGTTGTTGGTGAAGATCTAGACGCTGCTGTGACTACAATTACTGAAGCAGTAAGCGCTTTAAATATTGCTAGTCCAGAAGACATTAAAACCATCTTGTCTGAGTATGGGTTTACTAACGCACAGTTACAACAAATTGTTAATGCACTTCCTGAAGGATTAAGTTTAGAGCAAGTAAACACCGCTTTGTCTTCTTCTCTTGAAGGTGTAGCTACTGGCGCTAATTTAGATTCTTCTACTACAAAGATAATAAAAGCTCTTGGTGCACTTGATATAGCTAGTCCACAAGATGTTAAAGATGCGTTAGCTGAGTTTAACTTTAATGACGCTCAGATTGCTCAGATAATTGATGCACTTCCTGAGAACATAAATAGGTCTGATTTAAGTACGGCGTTAGAAAGTGTAGTAGTAGGCGAAGATTTAGACGCTGCCGTAGACACAATTAAAGAAACTATCGGCAACTTGTCAATTGCTAGTCCCGATGACGTTCGTAATATTTTAACTAACTACGGATTTACTGAAGCACAACTTGCTCAGATTGAAGGTGCCGTAACTATACCACCTTCTGCGACTATTGCTGACGTACAAAGAATTGTAGACAGTATTCCTGAAGGGCTGACAGCAGAGCAGGTAGCTACACAGTTAAGCGGAGAGTTTGAAGGACTTACTAAAGATATTGCCGGAGTTCAAAGTGGCATTGATGAACTAGCAGAAAGCTTAGGGCTGTCTACAGACGGTTTACTTACTGCTATTTCTAATCTTAGTGGAGCCGACGGAGAAAATCTTACTACACTTCAAACAAATATTCTTGCGGGTTTAGGCGACATTTCGGAAGAATTTGGCACAGACATAAGCGGGGTCGTTGAGTCAGTAACAGACCTTACTACTGATGTTGCTGACGGTATTGAAGGTTTAGGCGATCAACTTACAGGAATTGGAGAAGGAATTGGAGGAGTTCAGGAGGGTATTGACGGCCTTGCTGAAGACTTAGGTCTTTCAACAGATGCTTTAATTCTTGCTATTTCAAACCTTGGAACTGCTACTGGAGAAGATCTTACTGGCCTTGAAACCTCTGTTTTAACCGGCTTAGGTGATTTAGCCAACGACTTAGGTTTAGGCGTTGAAGACGTAGTAAATTCTGTTACTGATCTTGAAACTGGACTTACAAAAAACATTACTGGCCTTAGCGACCAACTTACTGGTGTTGAAGAAGCAGTAGGAGGAGTAACTACAGCAGTAACTGAAGGTGTTGAAAGCCTCGCTGATGCATTAGGCGTACAGACCGACGACATTGAAGCGGCTATTGTTACTTTAGGTTCAGGGCTTGGCGGGGAACTTACTGAGCTAGAAACAAATGTTCTTTCAGGACTGACAGGTCTTGCAGAAAGTTTAGGTACTGACGTTGGAACGGTAGTAGATTCTATTACCGGCCTTGGTACGGGACTGGGCGAAAACATTCAAGGACTGTCTGAAACAATCACAGGAGAACTAGGGGAGGGTTTTGGTGGCTTAGGAGAGCAAATAGGAACAGGATTTGGACAACTTGGACAACAACTTGGGTTGACTACTCTAGGTTTGTTGGGTCTTGGCGCTAAACAACCTACTGCACAAGAAATTGCTGCTGCCCAAAGAGAGTTTAAGTATACTCCTTTTGACGAAAAAGCAAGCCCAAGACAGGTACAGCAGGTTGTTCGGTCTGCTCCTGTTAAACAACAACCGTCTGCACTACAACAGATTAATCAGATGATTGATAGGCAAACAACTACGCCACAAATACAACCTATAAACCAAGGCATGTTTACCAGCGATCCTAATAGGAAACTAGCATGACATATCTAAATTTAATGAATAGCGTATTACGCCGTCTTCGAGAAGAAGAAACTACATCCGTTACAGGAACGACTTACGTTAAGATGGTTGGCGACTTTATTAACGACGCTAAAAAACTAGTAGAGGAAGCAACTGATTGGTCTGCCTTGCGTGACACGATTGTAGTAACTACTGCTGCTTCCGATAACAGTTATTCACTGACTGGTAGTAAAGACAATGTGAAAGTCATGTCTGTTCTTAATGACACTAAGAACTGCTTTATGGACTACCAAACTAAAGATTGGTTTAATGAGCAAATCTACTTACTCAATGCTTCAGAAGGTGCGCCTTTATACTATACGTACAACGGGCTGGACGCTAACGGAGACACTAAAGTATTAGTAAGCCCAACACCAAACGGAGTGCATAACCTTCGGTTTAATGTTGTTAAAAGGCAGGCCGACCTAAGTAGTAATGAAGATGTTATGCTTGTGCCTTCGATGCCTGTAGTACATCTTTCAGTAGCTTTGTTAGCTCGTGAGCGTGGAGAAACAGGAGGCACTTCTACTGCTGAGTACTTTGCTATTGCTGATAAATTTTTGTCTGACGCTATTGCTATTGACGCAGCAAAGCACCCCGAAGAGATGATCTTTAGGACTATCTGATATGGCTCAAGAACTTAAAAGTATCAATCTTGTAGCTCCGGCATTCAAAGGTGTTAACACCGAAGACTCGCCTTTAGCTCAAGACCCGTCGTTTGCAGAGATTGCAGACAATGCTGTGATTGACAAACGTGGTCGTATTGCTGCACGTAAGGGCCACACTGTCGTAACTACAAATAAGACTGTCCTTGGGACTGATTCATTACGTGCTATTAAAGAGTTTAGGGATGACGCTGGTAATACTAAGGTTTTCTCTGTTGGCAACAACAAGATCATTAGTGGCACAGCTACGTTAGTAGACGAAACACCTGCTGGCTACAATATTAGCGCAAACAACTGGAAGCTAGTAGACTTTAATGACCGTATCTACATGTTCCAACGTGGGTTTGAACCTTTAGTGTATGACAACACTTCAGGCGCAGTAGAGGCCATGAGCGACCATACACACGCCACTGGTGTTACTAGTGCTATATACGGTAACGAAGTCCTAGCGGCCTATGGTAGGCTCTGGACAGCAGACTTTACTACTAACAAGTCTACAATATATTGGTCTGATTTATTGAATGGTATACACTGGTCAGGTGGTTCTAGTGGAAGCATTGACATTTCTAAAGTATGGCCTGACGGCTATGATGAGATTGTAGCTTTAGCGGCTCACAACAACGCCTTAATTATCTTTGGTAAGCACAGTATTATTGTTTACGACGGTGCTACTTCTCCTGCTTCTATGACGTTAGCAGACACTGTAGCAGGTATTGGTTGTGTCAACAGAGACACTGTGCAGTATACA